TGATAGAGCGGTCGCGGACTCGCCGCGACCGCCCCGGGAGAAAGAAGAAGGATCGGCTCACCGCATGAAGAAGTTGGTGACTCCGGCATCGGTCGCGGATGCGACTCCGTCGTTCGGATCCGCGAGGATCGTGTTGATGATGATCCGTCCGCTCGCGCCCGCGCCGAAAGTGACCTTGAGATATCGCTTCCGGCCCTTGAGCGAGAATCCGAGGACGAGCTTCGGCTGAGTCACGGCGACGGAACTCGTCGACGGAGTGTAGTCCGTTCCGTTGACGAGGCCCGAAATCGCTTCCCATGTCGAGTTGTCGTCGCTCTGCTCGACCTTGGTGTTCGATACCGCGGTATGTACCGCTCCTGCGACATCCTGGTGAACTTGGATCATCGCGTACGAGAAGCCTCGAGTATCGACCGACGTGGTGGCAGTCGTGCTGCCCGTGCCGTTCGTCCCGTTGACGATCTTGACATTCTGAAGAGTATTCATTGTTCCCTTTCGGAATGAGGGCCGGGAGGATCACTCCTCCCGGCCCCGGTTCAGAAGATCAGATCGTCGCGGATGCCGCGGATCCCTGCTCGCTCGTCGTGACGACTCCGTCCGCCGCGTTGCTGAGATCGCAGGTGACGAGGAGCGCATCGCCGGAGTTCGGCGTGTACGTCACCTTGAGATACCGCTTGCGGCCCCGGAGATCGACGTTGTAGACAACCTTCGCGATGTTGGTCGCGATGGCCGTCGTCGCCGCGATCGGACTCGGAGTAGCGCCGGAGATGGTGACGAAGTTCGTCGCCACGGCCTCAGTATCGGCTTCTGCGAGGATGTGGTTCCCGGATGTGGTGCTCGGCGCGACAGTGCTGGCGATGCCGAACACGGAAATCGTCGCGTACGCGAAGCCTCGAGTGTCGAAGGTCGACGTGATCTGAGTGACGGTCGTGCCATTCCCACCGCCGGAAACGATCTTGGAAATGTGTCGCATGGGTTTCTTTCCTTCCGATCAGAGGGTGAACTTGACCATCGCGCCGTAGGCCGACGACGATCCGACGTTCGCGCAGACGATGTCGATGCGCTGAGTGCCGCGCACGACGCGCTCGTCCTGCTCGAAGGCGTTGAGGGCCGAATCGCTGAAGGCGATCGAGGTCGCACGACGATCTCCGAGGTAGCAGGCCTGCGCGAGGTCTCCGATGTACGCGGCGACGTTGCCGTCCGAGTCAGCCGGGAATGCGATCGCCTGCGAGAACTCGACCGGGTATCCGAAGAACTTCGGAGCGGTCAGTCCGTTCGCAACCTCCGCGGCAGTCGCGCCGCCAGCCGAGAGCGCGAGTCGCTCGAAGACCGCGTGGAACGTCTGCTTGTTCGTGAAGATCTTGATGTTGTTCCGCTGCGCGGCCCACGCCGGCAACTTCGCGAACGCCGCGGAGACTTCGGCCAGAGTGACCGCCGCCTTCGTATTGCCTGCGCTCGTCGAGACCTGATAGGTCGAATCGGTCAGAGCCGCCGAGAGGCCGACCACGCCGCCATAGGTCGACGTGCCGTCGCCGTTGAAGCCCGCGTCGTCCTCCTTGAATGCGAACTGGTACGCGATTTCGTTCGCGACATCGGTCGCGAGGTCGATCACGGAGTCCTCGAGGAGTTCGTTCGAGACGGTCGTGAGCGCGGTGAGCTTCTTCGCGACGAGCGAGACCTGATCGAGGCCCATGGTCGACTCGGTCGCGGCGATCGCCTCTCCGACCCAGTACGCGGTGAGGCCCGTGTTCTTGCGCGGGATTCGGAGCGTGTCGCTCGCCATCCGGTAGATCTTTGCATTGCGGCGGAACACGCCGTACTGCTCGCGAAGCGTCACGAGCTCCGCGGCCATCTCGTCAGGGACGAGGAAGCCACCCTGCGAGTTCACGCCTTCGGTGTGGGCCTTGACCTTGATACCGAAGCTGTTGCAGTAGTCAAGCGATTTCTTGTGGCCGAGGGTCGCGAGGCACCAAGTGCCGAACTTCCACGTCATCTCCTTCGAGGAGAACGCCTTCCGGCCTGCGGAGTACACGCGATCCTTCTCCCACGGACGCTCATCGATGTTCGCGGCGACGGACATCCCGCGCGGGAGAGTGTCGAGACGCGCGGCGATCTCGCGGCGGATCGTCTTCGCCATCGCCTCCTTGTCCTCCTCCTTCATCATGTCCTCCTCAGCGCCCGCGCTGATCTTCACGTCGAGGCTGTCCGGGTCGACGGCCATGCCTTCCATGTCGGTGATCATGTAGTTCTCGAGGATGAGCTTCTTCTGGACGGCGACTCCGTCCGCGCCCTTGATCCGGCCCGCCTTCTCGAGAGCGTTCTTGAACTGCTCGGTGTTCATCGTCTTCATCGTGCTGTCCTTTGCTTCAATGGGACATCCGAACTCCTCCGAGCGAGGCCGACGTTGCAGGCGACGTGCCGTAGCGTGACCGAACTTCAGAGCCAGATGCGGCCCCGAGCGCGAGCGATCTCGCGTTCGATGGCCTCGGATACCTTGATCGACCGAGCGGCCTTCGTGGATGAGGGCGCGGGGATCGTGATCGAAACTACCGTCCGCTTCGGAGGCTCGATGCCAAACCACTTCCGCGCCGCCGCAGGAGAGCAGATGCCCTTCTTGACCGCGGTGATGAGCGCGTCCGGATTCGCCTGAAGAGGAGCGAGAGAGACCTCGAGGAGCTTCCATCGCGAGAAGACCGTCGTGACCTCGTCGCCGTACTTCTTCTTGTCGATGTCGGTCGCGCGACGGACTCCTCCGGCCTCCGGGACGTATCCGACCGAGACGGCCAGGACTTGTCCCTGACCGACTAGCGAGGCCTCAACCTCGGGGAAGAACTCGCCCGAGTAGCCATCTGGCCGCTTCGCGAAGACGAACTCTCCGACGATGTCGCGCTCCCGGCGCTTCAGGTCGATCGTCGTCCCGACCGGAGTCGCGTAGTCGTGATTCCAGAAGAGCGTCGGGTTCTGCTCGAACTCCTTCGAGTTCATCCCTGCCGGGATCAGAACCTCGCCGTCGCGATCGAGCGTCTCCGCGGTGATGATCGCCGTGAATCCCTTCGCCGTTCCGGTCATCTCGGCGGTAAGCGCCTTGCGATGTACTTCGACCTTCATCAGTCCTCCATGATCCGCTCGACTCGAGCCTCTGCCCTTGCGAATGTCCCGGCGTTCTCGCTGATCGACCGTGCCTCGATCGCGTCGAGATCCGCGGCGAGCTCGGCCTCGGCCTCGCGGAGGATCGCCTCCGATTCGTCGTCGAGCCGGGGTTGCAGGGAGCATCGGCAGTTCGGATGCAGAGGAGGCCCGTCGATCGCCTCGTAGTCCGCGACCATGATGCCGCCGTCCTTGCCGATGATCTCCGATCCCTGCCCGTAGAACGAGTCCTCGAGGCCGACCGCGTTCTCGGAGAACGACGCGCTTGCGGCCTCGCAGAACTCGCACGGATCCGGCGCGAGGAGCCACGTCTTCCCGGTCACGACCCCGGAGGCCTTCCAAGCCTCGACCTCGGCGCGACGGCCTGCCCGTTGAGATTCCGTCCTCGCGATCGTCAGCGCTCGGCGCTTGGTCGCTCGCTCGAGGTCTCCGTCCGCGATCGCCCACGACTGCACCCGCTTCGCGATCTGCGGGATCGTCTCGCCCTCCGCGACTCCGTCACCGATGACCTTCGAGAACTTGACCGCGGTGTATCGGTTCACGCCGTCCGCGGCGCGATCCGCGAGCCGGATGGATTCCGTCCGAGCGTAGGCACGGAGATCGTCGCCTCGCTTGTCGAAGGTCGCAGGGAGCGCGGCCATCTTCTCGAGCGTCTTGCGCCCGAGTTCGACCCCCGCGACGAGCGCGTCCTCGAGGTAGGGTCGCAATGCCTCGACGATGTCCTTGCGCCATCGCTTCGACTGGAGCAGCGTCTCGACCTCGGTCGCGAGCTCGGCGGTCGGGACTTCGGCCTTCTCGATCTTCTCGAGGACGGCCTTCACCTGACGATCGAGGATCCTGCCGACTCCCTTGCCGATCTCCTCCTCGCGAGCGGTGATCTTGTCGAACTCGCGGAGCGCGTCCTTGCCGAGATCCTTCGTGAGAACGTGCGGAGGCTCGATCTCGTCGGCCTCGATCGCCTTCGTCCAGAGAGCGGAGAGGAGCGCCTTCTTCGCATCGCTCTTCTTCGGATGCCCGTCTGGGAGCAGATCGTAATCAGTCGTGTAGTCGGCATCCTCCGGCTCTCCGCGACGGACGAGCGTCAGGAACGCATTGACCCGCGCGATCGCCCATTGCTCGCGCCCGACACCCATGCGATGGCTTGTCGAGAACGCGCCTGCGCCGCGACGGTAGACGGCCTTCAGCATCCCGAGATCGACGCGCTTGCCCTTCTCGTCGCCGTGCTTCTCGTTGTGTTCGTCGACCTTGTTCCGGAGCGCCTCCTCCGTCGCCTCGCTGATCTCGATTCCTCCGCGCGATCCGCTCGCGGATCCTTCCGGGTTCCGATCGCTTCCGCTGATGCGCTCCGAGGGCTTGGCCGGAGGATCGCCTCCTCCGTTCTTCGAGCAGCAGGCGCAGGACTTCCGAGCGGCCTTCCGCTCGCGCTCGCGATTGAACTCGTCGACCTTCCGTCGCGCCCACGCCCATCCGTCGTCGCCTCCCCATCCGTTCCACGCCTGCCAACCCTTGCCCTGCTCGTCCCAAGTGCTGCCCTGCTTGTCGACCTCGTGACGCTCGAAGTAGGCGAGCATCCTCCGGATCGTGTCCTCGGAGAGCGAGACGCGATTCGCGAGATCACGCGCCCGGGCGATCCCGATCGCGGTCATGCCCCGCTCGCTCTCTGGCTTCCGCGCCCGTACCTCGAGAGCTCGTCGGGCGTTGTCCGCGACTCCCTGCGGAGGCTTGGTGTCGATGTCACCGAGCGCCTTCGCGACGACCTCGAGGGACTTTCCATCGCGGCACATCGAATACGCGATCGCGATCGCCTGATCCTGCGGATAGCCCTCCGCGACGAGCGTCGGGATCTTCTCGGAGACGCACTCCGAGAGCGCGTCCTTGCGCTCCGGAGGCGGGATTGTTGGCGGATCGTCGAGATCCGGCGCATGATCGAGCGGCCCGACGAGGCCATCCGGGGAGGCGCTCGCCAGTCCGGGCGGCGCGGCGGGAGCCGGGCCTCCGAGAGGCTGACCGTTCACGAGCAGGGCGTCGGCCATCGGATCCTCGATCGGCTCGAGACCCTCTCGCATCCTAGCCTCGTTCGCCGTGATGATGCCTCCGGCGACCATCGCGCGGAGCTTCTCGAACGAGAACCGCTCATCCTCGCTCACCGGGTTGTCATAGGCGAGGAAGGCATCGTCCTCGATGCCGAAGAGCGGGAGGAGATTCTGATTCAGCGTCTCCTCGTCCATGCGGAGGAGAGGCAGGATCGTCGTCTGCTTCCACGATGCGAATCCGACCGTCGCGCTCGCGAGGTTCGGGTCGTTCGCCTTGAGCATCGAGACGGGAACGCCGAAGACCGCGGCGATCTCCTCGACGATCTGCTCGCGCCCGGTGAGATCCTTCGGAGGAAAGGAGAGAGGCTTGAGGTCGATGTCAGCCGTCGTCGTCAGGAAGCGTCCCGTGCGCTTCGAGCCGCGGAGTTTCTCGTCGATCGAGACCTCGAGCCGCTCGAGTTCATCTGGATGCGCGTTCGACTTCACGACGAGGAGAT